GGCTCGGGGGCTTGCCGATGCCGTCTCCGAGCTTCCACGGTTTGCTCGGCGCCTTGGGCGGGGCCACAGGAGGCGGGGGCGCGACCTTGGCCTTCACGCGGCGCACGGGCCAGATGCGGTTGTGCTGGACGAGCTTGGTCTCGCCCGTCGCCATGTCCTTGAGACGCGCCCAGCCGGGCTGCTCGCCCGGGGCGACGATCTGGTAGAGGCGATGCGGGACGCCCGCTTCCTTCACCGGGTGCGCGCTCGTTGGGACGATACCGCCCTTGGTCCAGGCGCGCGGGTCCTTGTCGCCTGAGCGCACGTACTCCCAAAGGTGGGGGCTCTTCTCGTAGCGCTCGGTGAAGGTGAACTTCACGCGCCGGGTGTCGCCCGGATAGTCGTACTTCCAGCGGCCGCGCTCTCGCCAGCGGCGCACGTACTTGTGGTCCGAGTGCTGGCCGCCCGCCTCGCCCTTGAACAGCGCGCGCGAGACGGTGAAGAGGCTCTTTTTCATTCCCCACTCCGCGATCGGCTTCCACGAGCCGTCGTGCTTGAACTCGATGTGCTCGGGGGGCACGACTTGTTTGACGTATCGAGACCCGTACACGTCGCGATCGCCGACAGGGTCGACGACCGAGCGGCGGTGCTTGATGCGGAGCTGCACGACTTGGTGTTTCTCCGGCTCATCGTGGTGGTGTTCGAGCTGCATCTGCACCTTGTGGTGCCACTGCTGGGCAGCGATCTCGTCGCTCGCGAAAAAGACCTTCCCCTGCGAATGGGGGTCGTAGCCGCCGTGCTGAAAGAGGCCCGCGCCTTGCCGGGGCCTCAGGCCGTGCTCGCGGATCGAGTCCATCGCGAACGCGGGGGTCGCGTGATAGAGCGCCTTTTTCTCCTTCACGACCTTCGTGGGCCTCACGAGCTTTTTGTGGGGCGTGATGTCGACTCCGTGTTCGTGGAGTGAAGATGCCGCGTAACGCTTGTCACCCTCGCTGCTCGCGCTCATCGCACGATCGAAGTGCCGACCTAGTGCTTCGATGTGACCTTCGTTGCGTGCCTGGTTGTGGTAGTCGGCTTTCCAAGGAACCGTGTGTTTCGGGTCGGCCCAAAGGCCGCCGCGCGGACCGAGGTAGGGACCTCCGGCCTTGAGCAGATCACTCGGCGTGCTCTTCTGCGCGGGCTCGCTGAGGTCGCCGCCTGCGAGCCAGCGTTTGAAGCGGGGCATCGTCCACTCCCTTATCGAGCCGAGCAGCTCGGGCCCCTTGGCGTCGTAGTTGTCGAGGAACGCCGCCTTGGCTTCCTCGAGGGAGCGCCAGCCGAGGAAGACCTTGTGCTCGTCGAACTTGCCGAGGTGGGCTGTGAACCGCTGGTTGACGATGAAGACGAGCTGGCTGCCTCTGTGGGGCCCGATGAAGCAGTCGAGGTGGTCGTCGTCGGCGCCGATCGTCCCCCGAATATAGCCGTAGGGGTGCACCATCTTCGTCTCGCCGTGCTTCTGCTTTTTCGGGTCGAACCAGCGGCGAAGCGAGCCCGCGCGGTTTTCGATCGAGATGGGCAGGCCCTGGAAGAACGTCTTGTAGTGGAGCTTTTTGCCCTTCGCGAGGCTCTGGGGGTCGACGATGATCACAGGGGGCCTCGGGTGCGCGGTCATCTGGGGCGAAGCACTTCTCGATAGTCTTTGTGGCAGAACGCGAACTGCCTCGGGCTGCCGAGCATGAGCCGCTTGCGGTCGTAGATGTACTTCATCGAGACCTCGGCTGCGTTCTCGATAGGCATCTTGCGGGCGTAGTTCGATACAAAGCCCTCCGCCTCCGAGATCTTCCATAGTTCGTCGTGCCACCTGCGTACCGCCTCTGCACTGCCTAGCTTACGCACCAGATGGACGTTCAGCGAATGGCCGATCTCATGCGGGAGCACGCGATCGATCCTCGCTGGATCCAAGTTGTGCATCAGGCGGATCTCGTTGCCGGTCCAGTACGCGTAGTCGTGATCCTCGAGCGGGTTCTGCGCTCGAGGCATATCGGTCGTGATGAGCGTGATGCCGACCTTCTTGTCGAAGATCTCGCTCGGGGTGCGCGCGAGCACGGCTTCGACTGCAACGCGCAGGCGAGGGTCCTGGATGCGCAGCGTGATGCCAGTATCGGGCACGCTGTCGCCGTAGGTCATGTGCCCGTTCTGTCCCTTGCGCAGATCGCCATCGAGGTAGCCGGCGCGCGTGAGCGACTCGGGCGAGAGGTTGCCATCAGCGTCGAAGCCCCAGCCGTCGGGGACCTCGATAAGCTCACACGCGCACCATGGATGCACGGGCCCGACGACGGCTTTCCAGCTCGCGCGCTTGCGGCCGACGTTGGTGCCGTTGGCCTCGAGCAGCGAGAGCGGGAAGATGATCGGCACGCCGCCGTCCAGGTGGAGCCTTTTGCAGTCAGGGCACGCGTCAGGCGTGGGCTGCTTGGCGACGCGGATACTCTTGCCGGGCTTCTTTCGCCGAGCCTTGAGCCCTGCGACCGCGCCCTCCTGCATGGCGCGCTGCTTTTCGGTCGCGCCGATACGTCCCATGTCGCGCGACCAGTCGCCTGAGGCATGGCCGATGTCGCTGCCTGCTTTGCGCCACGTCTCGCGCCCGCTGATGTTCTCGGCGACCTTGTCGCGGATGAGCGCAACGGCTGCGTCGTGCGCTGCCCTGTCGCCGAGGTTGCGCACGTAGGTGGCCGCGTTCTGCCTAGCCCACTCGACTGCGTGCTTCTCCTCGCGCGAGAGGGTGGGGATCTCGTAGCCGAGGAACTGAGGGAGCGTGACCTTCGCAGGGTCGGGTCCGGGCTCGACTGTTCTGACCGGCAGCAGCGAGCGGCCGTAGTGGTAGGCCATGTCGACGAACTTGAAGCTGGGCGAGGCGAGGTAGGACGTGCCTCTCTGATCGATCGCGCGCTGCTCGTGGTCGGGCACGATATCGGGATGGATCGTGTGGATGGCGAAGAGCGCGTGGTAGTCGCGGATGAGCTGCTGGACCTGAGCCAGCATGCTGGGCAGAAGAGGCCCTGCGGCCACCATGATCTGATCGCGCACGGCGCTGAGCAGGCGCTTGATCTGCGTCGAGTACGTGCGCTGCAACGCCTCCTGCAGCTGGTCCATGGCGAGCCAGCGCCCGAGGCTCTTGCCCGCGCGGTGCTCGGCCTTGAGGAGGAAGTGAGGCCCTGCGACCGCTTGTGCGAGATCGAGCGCGTCGAGGCTGGCAGGCGCCTCGATATGGACCTTGTCCGTCACGCCCGAGGTTTTAGCACGGGATGGTCGGAGACAGGTCACCCGCGATGGCGATGCGGAGCTGGATCTCGTTATCGGGGTCGGGGTTGTCGATCGTCAGCGCGCCCGTCTGCACCGTGCCGAGAAAGAACGCTTTGACGCCCTCGGCGAGCGTGGCCGAGTTGGTGCTCGCAGGGCGACGCACCTGGATGGGTCCGGTGCCGCTCACTGCGGCATCTCCCGCTATCGAGCTGACCGTCAGGCCAAGCGCCGTGAGCACGCCCGCAGACGCCGAGACGATCTCGACCTTGCTGTTCACGCCGAAGGTCGGGCTCTTGAGGCGCAGCTGAGCGCCGTTCAGATACGCGACCGCCTGAAAGCTGAGGAGGGCCGCCTCCGCGTTGAGGCGGTTGATGACCTGCTGGACCGTCTGGTCGAGCAGATCGAACGTTACCGAGATCGTCACGGCGTCGATCTTGAGGGCGAGGGTATCGACGCCGGTGAAGCCGGTCGGGTAGCTCCCGCCCGCAGCGCTCATGATGGCCTGCGTCGAGACGCCGCCGCCGAGCGTGAGGGTGAACTCGCCGTCTGACTCGATATAGATGAGGCGCGCCAGCTCGACGTCGCCCATGGACACGACGTAGTTCGACTCGCCTGCGTCGAGCGTCACGACGTGTGAGACGCCATGGTCGAGCGTATCGAGCAGCGACTGCATGTCGCGGCTGAAGAGCAGATCGGTGAGGGTGTTGTCCTGCCCGAACTGCACGGAGAGGTCGATGTTTGTTCGGAGGCCCATGGGTTATTCCTTCAGCTCGATGTCGATGTACTGCCGACCACCTTCGAGGCGGACCGACTTGCGGAGCAGCTCGTGCACGCTGCCCATCATGGTCTCTGACGCCGCCAGCAGCTGATCGTCGTCCTCGTCGCCGGTGAGCTTGGTCGAGCCGCCCAGCATGTCGCCGTCGCCGTCGCCCTCAGGCTCGCTCTCGGCCGAGCCCTCGAGCATGTCCCCGTTATCCGGTCCAGGGGGAGCGCCGCCAGGAGGCCCGCCCATCTCGCCGCCACCGCCCTCTTGGGGCTGCTCGGCCGACGACTTGTTCTGGATCCAGTTGCTGTCGAGGATGACGTCGCCGAGGCCGTCCGGGAGCGGCTCGAGATCCATCTCAGCGCGCACCTCGTTGACGGTCTTGATCCCCTTGACCTCGGCCAGGCGCCCATCGCGCTCCTTGTCCTCGGCCTTGGCGTCGAGCCCCGTGAAGGCGAACTCGAAGTCGGGGTTCATCTCCCAGACGATGTGCATGTTGATGTGATCTTCGAGGTGCGAAACGATCGGGCGCAGGCCCTTGTCCTTGCTCTCGGTGACCTCGGTCGCGTTCGGCCTCGAGCTGTTGAGCGTCGAGCCGCCGCCAGTGCCGTTGCTGCCGAAGATGAAGTTGATCTCGACCGGGTCGACGCCGTAGACCGCGCAGATCAGCTTGGTCAGCCAGTCCATCCACGCCGTGTACTCCATCTCGCGATTGGTGGAGTGCATGGGCACCCACTGCACGTCCTCGCTGTTGAGGATGGGCGTCTTCCAGGCGTTGTTGACGCCCGAGACCATCGCGTACCACATGCGGCGGAACGCGCGCATCTGCCTATCGGGAATCGCGCCCTTGATGTTGAGCAGGCCCTTGATGGCCGAGCCCTGCGTGAAGAACTTCTGGTTGTATTGAAAGCCGAAGAGCCACGCCGTCACGAGGGACACGATCTGCTCGATAGGCGAGAAGCCAAAGCCGTTGGTTCGCAGGTCCGAGCGCGGGTTCATGATGCACCACGCGATATCGTCAGGGCCGAACTCAGCGATGATCGTGCTCTCGTAGACCTGCAGGTGCGAGACGCGGCTGCGCAGCTCGGCAGGCTCCATGTGCTCCATGTCCGTGACCGCAGGGCGGATCGTCTCGGACGGCAGCGAGATGAAGCGACTCACGCGGCCGGCGCGATCGCGGATCTTCTCGAAGCACATCTGGTCGTACGTCAGGACGTCGCGAACGCTCTTTTTGATGAAGCTGCGGAAGTTGTCGCGGTCCGAGGGCTTCTCGCCGGGCAGGAGCACGCCCGTCATCTCGATTATGCGCTCGATGCGCTGCGCTTCCTTCTGCTCGCCCGGGCTCATGCCCTTTTTGGTGTCGCGTCGGTCGCGCAGGATGAGCCGGTAACCTCGGTCGTAGCGCCCCTGCTGAGGCCTGCAGAACGCGGAGACCTGGTGGACGCGTAGGTTGATGATCGCGGCGATGACGGTGTTCTGCACGCTCATGACGCGCAGCGTCTCGTAGGTCATCGAGCTTGGGCGCTGGCGCCAGCCTCCCCAGTCCATCGACGCATAGGGGTCGTGGAACATGGCGCGAGGGCGCTCGCCAGTGGCCTCGGGCAGCCCCATGCCCGCCTTGCGGAGGACCTCGTTCATCATCGAGGGGCTGACGTCGTCGTCAGACCCACGCGCCCACGCGCTCGCCTTCGAGAGCGAGGTAGAGGCGAGAGCGCGGAGGTCGTCGCGGAGGGCCATCAGCTACAGCTGCAGGTCACGTACGGGTTGTGGAGGTTCTGCGACTTCGAGATATCGCGTCCGTGCACTGCACACGCGGCATCGTAGTTCACGCGCGCCCGAGAGTCACCGCCCCTCCAGAGGGACTGGTGCTGCTCCGCTCGGGCCACTGCGAGCGAGCGGCAAGGGTCGAGCCTGTCGTCGCGGATCAGGTGCGCGACGTTGTTATCGGCAGGAGGCGCGACCACCACGCCGACGTACTCGCCGGGACGCATCCACGGCGCCTGCGGGGTGTAGTGGCGCTCGTCCGGGATGAGCCCGTTGCTCAGGGACTGCCCCTGCGACTTGAGCAGGCCACGCTCGGCGAGCACCGAGTCGATAGACGACTGGGTGACCCTGAAGGTGCCGAGCGCGCGCTTGAGGTCGCCGTTGGTGCGGGCTGCCTTGAGCAGGTCGGCCATGATGTGGCCGGTCGGCTGCGTGTCGCTCTTGCGGATCGACGAATGAAGCGACTCCTCGATCGCGCCGATCAGGTACTCGTAGAGCAGATCGTCCGGCAGGTTCGACGACTGCTGCTCGTACGTATCGAATCCCTTGCGGAGCGCGCGGCCCGAGCCATCGCGGCCCATGCTCTTTTCCGCGCGCGAACCTCCCGTGCCGTACTTCTCGACGAGCGCACGTGCGCCGCTCTCGTGCTCTGATTGTGCTGTGTACTGAGAGGGCCGCCTGAAGGAAGCGCGAGGGAGCGCGTTGCCGATCATATCGAGCGCTTTTCGGTCTCCGACCTTGGCCGCGTGCTTGGCTGCGTGATGCAGCCCCAAGGGGCTGAGCATGTGAGCGCGCGACTTGCCCGGTACCGTCGAGCCGAGGGGGCTCTTCATCTGATCGTAGGCAACCTTGTGCTCGACGGCCGAGCCATGGAATGAGCCCTGCTCATCGACTTGCCCGTACTGCGCCTTGTCGCGCTCGCCCGAGCGGTCCTTCTTGGCCTTGAGACGCAGCGTGTCTCGCGAGGCGTGCTCGTGCATCGCCTTGATGTGGTCGTCCCCGATATGACCGTGGGCGTGGCTGTTGTTCTTCTTCTTGCCGCCAGGCTCGGTCCATTCGGAGGCTCCCCCCTGTGAATCAGGATAGTCCGAGCCTTTTTCACGGCTGGTCACGTTGTGAAACTTCGAGCCGGGCTCGAGGTGGGCGTCGCCTTCGCCCGTAGACCACGAGCGGTGTGACGTCGAGAACTTGTGCTTCTGCTTGGTCTTCGGGTGCTCGTAGACGTAGTCGTACCCGCCGTGCACGTTGCGCTTGCGGCTGATGTACTTGTGGCCAGCCGACTTGCGGAGCTGGCCCTGCCTATCGCCCTCGAGCACAGCCTTGAGCATGTCGATCGCGTCGAGCCTCGGCACATCGGTCACTACCACGCGCGCTGCTTTGCGCATGGGCTGCTCGATAGCGGGGTGATTGATTTCGTTCATTCGCTTCTCCCTCGCCGCCTGCCGCAGGGGCGAGCCGTTGCTATCGAGTCCGGGCATCGTGATGCGGCGGGACGCGGGGCCCTGCGCGCTGCTGCCTCCGCTTGCTCGCGCCATGGCCGGCGCGGCCGGCGCTTCGCTCTTGGTCATGTGGCCGGGGCTGCCGTCCGCGTTGGCTGAGACGACCGCGCCCCAGTCGATGAAGCCGCCGCCCGCAGCGGGTCCCGCAGGGCGAGGCGAATGCGTCAGGGTCGGGCGCTTGGGCGGCAGGCCCGCCGCCTTACACAGGACGTCCTGTGCCACGGGACCGAGCATCTGCATGACGCCCGTGACGGCCTTGCCGAACGGGGTCTTTTTCTTCTTCTCGGAGTCGCCCTCGTCGCCGCTGTCGCTGTCGCTGTCGCTGTCGTCCGAGGGCTCGTCCTGATCATCGGGTCCGTCGCCGCCATCATCGCCTCGGGCGAAGGGGTTGCTCTTGCGGTCCTTCTTGCCCTTGAAGGGGCGCGCCTTGGACGGCGCGCCCTCATCGCCCTCGCCGCCAGGCTTCTTGCCGAAGGGAGGCGCCTTGCCCGAGTCGTCGCCCTCTTCGCCGGGCTTGGCGCTCGGGTCGACGCCGTGCGCTCCCGCGATAGACCGCACGAGCTTGCGGACGAGCTTGTGCATCACGTCCATCGCGCCCTCGGCCTTGTGGTGCCCTGCGCCGTGCATGCCCTTGGCCGCGTAGAAGTCTTTCTCGGCCGCGGCGATCTTCATGACCAGCTGCGCGACCTCGGGGCTGCCTCCGCCCTGCTCGTCCTCGCCGCCCGGGAAGTCGCCCTCGCCTGCGCCATCGGCCACGTCGGCAAGCTCCTCGTCGTCGCTCATGCCGTCGCCGTCGTGATCGTCATCCTCGTCGTCCGCGATGCCGTCGCCGTCGGTGTCGCCGCCTTCGTCGCCCTCGCCGCCAGCGGCATCGAAGCTGTCGTCGTCTTCGTCGCCGCCCTCGCCGCCAGCGGCATCGAAGCTGTCGTCGCCGGCCGCAGCCTCGTCGCCCACGTCAGCCGAGTCGTCCTTGTCGACCACGCCGTTGTACGCGTCGGCCATGGCCTGCGCATCGCCGTCGCCCTCGGGGTCGCCTTGCGGCTTATCGGGCACGCCGTCCGAGTCTTTGTCGGCGTTGGGGGCAGGGAACTTGCCCTTCTTCTTGTCGCCCTTCATGAGGAGCATCAGGCTATCGAGCGCGTCCATTGGGTGTTCTCCTAGCGGCCGAGCTTACTCTTCAGCCTGACTTTCGACGATACGAGGCGAGGTGAGCGGATGACCGGCTCGGCCAGGCCGACCAAGGGGCTCCCGTGAATGTTATCGGGAGCGATGAAACGCAGCTCGGGCTTGTCCTCGGGCTCGTTGTACCCGTGAAAGCCTGGCGCCATCGAGCGCCTGCGGTTGAGCGAAGCCTCTGACTCGCGGGCTCGCTTCTCGTCGTCCTCGGGCGCGAAGTAGAGCGCACCGAAGTCGGGGATCGCCTGATGGGGCGTATCGCCTGCTGCACCCTGCGCGGCCGCCTCGTAGAACGCGACCAGCTCGGCCCGCGCGTTGCGACGTTTTTTGCGCTTGGGCTTGGGCTTGTCGCAGGCGCAGGCCTTGATCAGCAGCTCGCTGGCTGCTCTCAGCTCTTGGACGGTGATCCGCTTCACGTGGCCCGCGCCTACCACTCGAGACCGATACGCCGGTGCTTGGGATCGGTGAAGACAAAGCGACTCTTCACGAGCCCCGCGAACTTCGGGTGGAGCATCGACTTGGAGTACCCGACCTTTTGAAACGAGCCGGCTTCCTTGAGGAGCGCTGTTATGGGCAGATCGATGCGGACCTGCCGGATGGTGCTTTTCGGGTCCTGCGCGTGGAGGGCCGCCCAGCGGTGGTGGCCGTCGAGCACGTACCCATCGCTCGATGTGATGACCGGCATGCGCAGGTTTTTGCGCGCGCCCTCGGTGTGCCCTTGGGCGAGCTTGTGCACGATGGGCATGTGCAGCTCGCTCTGCGTCGCCTTCAGCTTGCCGACGGCGATTTCGCTCTCGTCGACCTTGATGCCGCGCCCCTTCATCGCGCCTACGAACGCAGGCAGGTGCTCCTGGAATATCTGAGGCATGTCCTGCCGCTTGATGCCGAGGTTGCCTCGAAGAAGCGGGTGCTCCTCCTCGTACGTGTACCTGTAGTTGCCGGAGGCATCGCGCGTGCGGGTCTTGTACTTGTGGCCGAACGACTTCTCGACGTTCTCCTCTTCGGGCTCGCCGCCACCGCCTTCGGGCCCGTAGATGTGTGCGGGCTCGCCCAAGTGCTTCTTCTTCCACGCAGCGAGCTTCTTCTCAGCCTCGGCGCGCGTCTTGACGTTCGCGATGAGGTACAGCTCTTCGCCTGGATCTTCGAAGGTGTCGATGCCAACGACATTGAAGCCCTGCCCCGCCTTCGGGGTCATGGCCTTCTTTGCCTTCATTCGCTTATCGAAATCCATTTTACACGCTCGGGCATCCGCCGAACGCGGCGGGGATGACGTCAGGGCACTTGGGTAGGATGGGGGGCGGAGGCTTTTTGCCGAGGTCCTTGGCGTAGATGTATTCGGATAGCTTCGCCGAGTATTCCTTGATCTCCGCCTTCGATTGGGCGAGGGCCTTCTCCTGCTTCGGGGTCATCGGCTTGTAGATGTCGTGCGCGAAGTCTGCCCACGTATCCTGATTCTTCGTTCGCACCTGGATCTCCTTTTGGAGGCCCTCGTGCTCGATAATGAGGTGGTAGGACCTGTAACCATCGAGGTGCGAGGAGATGTAGTCGTCCTCGGTAACGACCTTGTATGCCTTCTTCAGGTTGGCGACGGTCGCCTCGACTTCGGCGATCGAGTCGCAGACGACGCGTCCTCCCGTCGAGTCCTGCAGGTTCGCCGCGGTGCCGTACTTGGGCTTTCGGTCGAGCTTGCCGAGCGCGCTCTCGAGCGCTTTGACACGAGCTTTGATTTTCGCCCCTTTGGGAGCGTGCGACTGCAGGTCCGATATGAGCTTGGGCAGCGTCGCGTGGTGCTTGGCGAGAGTCTTTTTCGCGGTGCGCACGTGCTCGCCGAGGGTGCCCTGTAGCTTGCCCGAGGCGAGAGCTGCGCGGAACGACTGCACGGTGCCCTTCATCTTCTCGAGGTAGGCGTGTCGCTTTTCCTGCGCGGGCGTGTGAGCGGGCTCGACGCGGCCGACGATGTGCTTCCAGTCGGCCGCTCGGGCCATCGCTGTCGTCGAGTTGCCGTCGAGCACTGTGAAGGTGCCGTCGCCGTTGGCGCGAAGAGATATCGGCTTTCGCTTCTCGCCTTTGCCCTCGAACGCGTTCTGCATGTGCGCCGCGGCGTTCGCGATGCCCTCGGGCCGTGCGCGGGCCGCCAGGAGCTTGCTGACCGGGATGAGCTGGGCGCCAGGAGTCTTGTGGAAGTAGCGCCACGGGCTATCGGGGAGCTTCTGCCTCGACTGCTTGACCTCGGATCCCGATACGTGGGCCTGCTCGCCGTGCGCCTGCTCGTAGTCTGCTCGCGTGTAGTAGTAGCGCCACGGCCGCTTCGGGTTGCCCGTCGGCGTGCGCCGATAGTACTTGCCGCCGCGAGCCACGCCCTTTTCGAGCGTCTGCCTATCCACTACGAAGCGCATGGTCTCTTTCCCCATCGGCGTAGCGCCTGGCCTCTTTGGCGCAGGCGTCGAAGGCGCAAGCTTGCGCCAATGCGAACTCGCCGCCTACTTCGCGCGAGAGCTTGGCCTCGCCGAGCGCGTAGTTTGCGAGGCACTCGGCGACCGTGCGGGCCACGTGGCGTGACTCGCTCACCTGCCTGTATCCGTTGAGCGCGACGGTGCGCGAGATGATGATCGCGTCGTCGAGGTCCCGTGTATCGAGCCAGCTCTCGGACGCGTCGTAGAGGTTGGCGAGCTGCTCGGTGGCCTCCTGCGCGATCGGGTCCTCTTCGCTGTCGGCGACTGCCCGCATCGAGAGCATGATCTTCCGATGCAGGGCTCGGGCGATCGCTTTGACTCCGTCGCTCATCGGCCACGCGTCCGAACGTAGTCGCTCCAGTCCTGCGCCCTGCCTGGCGCAGGAGGAGCCCCAGCCGACTTCATGAGGCCGCTCGGGATCGTGAATCGCAGGCTCTTCTCCGCTCTACCAACAAGCGCCCCGTGCCGGCCGCGCCCTGCGCGCTCCTCGCTCTTGCGCACAGTGGGCTGCCGGTCGTAGCCGACGGGCGCGACCTTTTTCCAGTAGGCCTGAGCCCGCCGCGTCAGCTCGCTGCGGGTATCGGAATCGATGTGCTTGTATGAGCGCAAGCAGCTGATGAAGCGGCCGACAGCATGCGTGAGGCGCACCGTCCCGCCCTTGGTGTACTCAGCGTTGGTATCGAGCACCAGGCGCTGGATGGACTGCTGGTCGGCGTAGCTGCCGACGATGCCCTTGGTCACGTCTTCGATAGTCACGACGTGAGGCGCGATGCGAGCGCCTTCTTCGTCGAGCCTGAAGAGCCTGCTCGCTTCGGCGATCTGCGCGTTCAGCTCACCCATGCCGCGCGATGCAACAAAGCGCATCTTGTGCGTCGACATGGACGGGTAATGGCCGGGCTCCCCTGGACCCCAGCGTGACGGCTCCGCTGCGATCGGCCCCTTGTGCATTACCCGGACGCGCTTCCTTTTTCGTCAGCATGCGCCCTGCAGGATCTCGCCTGCAGGGCGTTTCTCCCCAAAAGGACCGTCTAGCTCGAGCCGCCGAGGTCGCGCACGCCGAGAGCTGCGAAGTGGATCACGTCGGCCGCCCCATTGAGGTCCGCGTCGGTGCCGAGGGTGAACTTCTTCACGCCGATCGTGATGCCGACGGTCGACATCCACGCCGCCGCGAGCTTGATCGACATGCCCTTGGCTGTGCCGGTCGTCGGGGTCGCGATGTGGACCGATCCATCGGTCTCGTTGAGGAGAATGACCATTGCCGGGTCGAAGGGCAGGGTCGGCGAATCGAGCGTGGCGCCCGTGCCCGTCATGGTGCCGAAGAACCACTCGCCGCTGTGCTTGAAGACGCCGTTGATCAGCGCCCTGAAGTCGGGGTGAGGGATCGAGGCAACTGCGGTCGGAACCAAAAGAGAGGCTGAGGTGTCTCTGGGCATCGGATCTCCTGGGAGAATGCTGGGGTCATCGCCGACAAGAGCGATATGCCCGCCCATTCTGCCCGTGCTGCCTGTGGGGTCAAGCGAGGCGCTCTGTGGGTCAGCGCATGAGAGGCCGCGCTCGGGCAGCGCGCGCCAGCCCTCGGGGCCGGGCAGCGAGCGCCGTGGGAGCGCACCGCCGAGGCTTTACGTGGCGGCTTTGGTTCCGATACGCATCGCCGGCACGTACGGCGCGTCCCTGGGCCCGACGACCTGTTCGTCGATCCAGCGGGTCTTGATCGCGAGCCACTCGCCTGGCTTGCGAGGCTCCATGCCGCGCGCTGCCATCGCATGCCTTATCTGATCGTGCGGTCGCTCTTCGCAGATCGTGTAGCCGCGGCTCGCGTACTTCATGCGGTCCTTCTCGCTCAGCGGCTGAGGGCCTCGGTGGATATACGCGCGCTCGTGCCCTCGCCGGTCATGCCTGAACTCGAGGGGACCTCGAAGGGCAGCAGGGCGAGGGCGCGCGAGGTAGCTCGATAGCTCGCCCTCGGGCAGGCGCACCGTGTAGAGCCTCGGCGGGGGCACGAAGATGCCCGTCTTCTTCGACGCCAGGTTGGCTTCGAGCTGCATGCCCGGCGTAGGCCTGCTGACCTTCCTGCGCGTGTGGTGGTCGTTCAGGTAGTCGAGCACGTCGCACGTGACGTACGAGAGGACCCCAAGGTCGGGCTCCCACACTCCGTTCGATACAATCGACCGCGTGACGGGGCTCGTGAGGGGCCCCGTTTGATCTTCGCACCACTCGGTCTTGTTGCCGAACGAAAGCACGTCGTGGCCCGAGTAGACGAGGGCCACGACGGTCACGATGGCTTGCCTGTTGCCTTCGTCCCCGCGCTCTGCCAGGGCCAGTCCCGCCCCGAGGTAGACCGTCATCATCTCGAACGGGCGAGGGGGCACTTGGGCAGGCGGGGCAGGCAGCAGGTCACCGTAGCGATCGATCATGCCCTCGGCCACGCGGCTATCGACTGCGAACAAGTGCTGGAGAGCCTCGCTGCGCGCCTCGTATTGCTGGGCGATGACCCTAGTGTGCTGCGCTCGCGCGGCCTTCTCGTAGTCCCACATAGGCAGAGGATCGAGACCCCGCGCCACGCGCATCAGGTAGGCGCCGGTGTCGAAGCGAGCGATGTGTTTATCGAGCGCGAGCACCTGCTGCACGTCGCGGAGCTGAGTGAGCCTGGCCAGGCACTCATCGTGGAAGGCAGCTATGTTTTCGTGGCTCCACCCGTGATTTCGGAAGACGGTCTGAAGCTGCTCGAGAAACGAGATGACATCAGCCTCGATCCAGCGCCCCGTACCTGGGAGACCCTCCTCGATGTAGTCGAGGACCATGCGTGAGAGGCGCTGCGGGCCAGCGCCCGACCCTTGCTGGAGCCGACTCAGGAATGCGGTGTGGTCCACGTTCTTGGTCATCGAGGTAGCTCCTTCCGGCGAAGGCTGAGCGAGCCGCAGGACCGGGGCCGTGCAGCTCACTCAGCTCTCGCTCATGAGGGGTCTTACTCGATAGCCCTGAGCGCACGCCGCCAAAAACGCGCACGCGGCGCGCTCGCGGCCTTCTTGAACAGCTCGCGACTTCGCTGAAGGGCGGCCCGGATCTCGCCCCGCGACGGAAGCTTCAGCGCTTGGAGCTTCCTCTTACCGAGGCTCTTAAACGGTGCTTCCAGATCTGCCGACTGCTTGCTCATGCGGTTTTGCCGTGACTGTTACTGGCTGTAGTATTTCAACGGGCGCTCCGCGCGATCGCGACGAGCTCGGCCCGAAACGCGCCCGGGGGGTGCGCGAGGCCTCTGCCTCGCCAACGCGCGGCCGCTTCTCTCCGGTCTTCGTGCGAGATTGCCGCACCAGCTCACGAGCTCGAGTCTCCTGTCGGACACTGCGCCCCATCGCAACGTTGGCAGCTCCGTCCCATGCGCGTAGAGCCATGTGCTTTTTTTGGCCGCATGGCCGTACCGCCCCTGTTCTACGTGACAAGCCCAGCCACCACAAAAAAGCCCTCGCACCCATCCGCCATGCCGCGGTGGACGCGGCAGATCGTACGCGCGCCATGCGTCGCTATACGCGGGGTGCTCGAGCACTCCTCCGTACGTCCGCACGGCCGCCAGCGCGGACGCAAAACATCCGCCGTCGTCCCCCCGTCGGTGACCCCATCGCGCCTCTACCAGACCTGCTAGGCGACACCACCGCGCGCATGGCGGATGTGCGATCACCGGATGTGGGCCTGCGTAGAGGCGCGCATCGCGCTGTTCGTCCCACGGCTCGACGCCCTCGAGTCCGTAGTACGCGCCTCCGCGCTGCACATAGAGCGCTGCGATCACGCGATCCATCCCGCGCGCTCCTACTCCGTCTTCCGCTGCGCGCGCGGGCATGGTGACGATCGCTTCTGGTCATCTTCGCTCATCTCTCGCTCTCCCTACTTGCGCTGCGAGCTTTCGCGGTACCTATAGCGGACGTTATAGCCCTGAGCGAGCGCCTTGGGCAGTGCAGCTAGCTGCGCGGCTCTCAGGCGACGTGAGCCCAGGAGAGCCGCGCGCGTATCCGGTGAATGAGGGACTGCGAGACGCCGTACTGCGCTGCGAGCTTTCGCTGCCCCAGGGGCGATGCCCTGATGAAGCGCACGTCGTCGTCGTTAAGCTTCGCGAGCGGGTGCTCAGTGCCGTGGGTCGTGCGCTGGCGGCCCTTCTGGTCCCGGTCGCTGATGTTCTGTTGATGGGTGCCGAGGATGAGGTGCTTCGGGTTCACGCAGAGGGGCGTATCGCAGGAGTGCATGATGATCAGCCCCTTGGGGATCGCTCGTTTGTTCGTCAGCTCCCATGACACCTGATGCGCGCGTGCGGGCCCTACCTTGTACCAAAACGCACCGTACCCCTGGACTCTCCCGGCCTTCCAGAGCCAGCACTCGTTGCGGGAGCCCTTCACAACCTTCGACCAAAAGCGCGCGGCGAGATTCATTGCGCGTGACCATGGTAGGTGACGTTATGCCGCGCAACCTGTTTTTAGGTGCCGAACGCGGACTCGTCGCCTTCGCGCTCGCGCTCGTCGCCCAACATCACGGCCTGCCAGTCCTCGCCCCCTTCGTCTTCCTCGCCCCAATCGTTCGTGGATTCGCCATTGGCGTCGCCCATGGCGAACGAAAAGCCGCCCGCCTTCTTGGCCTCGCACGCGAACCACCAGGCCATGACTAAGTCATCGTGGTCCCCAGCGCCTTGGAGCTTGCCGTTCACGAAGCCGAACTGCGTGCACTCCTCGATCCACTCATCGGTCATGCGGCGCGACTCTTCATCGCCACGAGGGATGATGATCTTGCCGTTCTCGAGCAGGATGCGCAGGCCCGGGATGCCCTTATCGAGCGGGTACTTGTTGGTGGCGAGCGTGACGAAGCCCTTGACCGGCAGATCGGTCGTGCGGCGCATCTCGTCGGTGTAGATCTGCTGCATGAAGTTGGCTTCGATGAAAATGAGCGAGGGGTCGTAACGCTTGCCTGCCATCTCGATGCGCTGCAGCTGCTGCTTGAACGGCAGCCCCTTGGTGCGCTGCACGTCGAGGATGTAGTGGTTCTCGTCGACGTCCACGCCGATGACGAAGATGACGAAGAAGTCGGCGCCCACGTTGGCCGAGCGCGCAAGGTCGACTCCGATATACGTCGAGGTGATGCCCCTCGCTGCGATCTGCGCGGGCCGCATCGGGATGCACATCGTAAAGTCGTAGAGCGGCGGGAACAGGTGGCTCGGGAAGATCGACAAATCATCCGAGATGGGCTGGACGAGGATCTCGCGCGTGAAGGCGACCGAACCGATCTCGCGCTTCTTCGTCTTGAGCGCTTCAAGCGACCAGCGCCATGGAAACAGCGCGCGCTCTTGCCCGGTCTTCTTGTCGCGGATGATCGCGGGGTAGCGCTTGAAGACGTAGACGGGGTTTTTGCGCAGGTACCCCCAGAGGTCGCCCGCGTGGTACGGCGTGCCGACGCACACGACTTGGCCATCGGGCGTGGCCATGTTCGAGATGGCCGACTGGAAGTATCCGATGTTCTTGCGACGCACCATCTCCGAGTACATGTCCTCGTCGTTGAGCGGATCGTCGAGCACGATATACTTCGGGTGCCTGCCTCGCACCGCCTTGCCGTAGCCGACGCAGCGAATGCGCGAGCCGTTGGTGAACCGCACGTCAGCCCTGTTGAGCCTCACGCGTGGGTTGTTCTTGAAGTCTTCGGACCCAGGCACGAGGTGCTGCAGCTCGGGAATATCGACCATGCCTGCCAGGCCGGGCTTGCCGTAGATGATCGCGTCGAGGAACTCGCACGCCTGATCGAGCGTCTTGCTGAAGATGTAGATCTCGACGCCAGGCTCGGTCCATGCGCGCCAGATCGGATACGCGTAGCTGAAAAACGTCGACTTGCTGTGATCGCGCGCTGCGTTGATGGCCACGCGCCTGTACTTGGCCACCATCTCGCCCCAGTCGACCATGTGAGGGCCGACCTGCAGCTTGAGGATCTCCTTTGCGAAGAAGCAGAGGTCTTCTCTCAGCATGCGGTCGTAGATGTCCTGCCAGTACGGGTCGCGGCTCGGGGCGAGCAGGTGGATTTCGAGGTCCGCCTGCTGCGCCACGACAGCCGTATCGATCAGGAGCTGAGGCCGCCCTGCCACTTCAGGCAGTGCGCGCGAGGGCTACGAGCGAGAACGTGCCCGCGGTCGAGCCTCGCTGCACATCGGCCTTGCGCAGACCGCTGGTGCCCGAGACGAGCTGGTTGAGGCGCGTGACGAGCGTGTTGGTGTCGGCCTTGCTCTCGTTGGCGAGCGTGGTGAGCGCGATGGCATTGGTGCGCAGCTCGTTCACGAGCGTGCGAAGGAGCCCCATCTCGGCCGCGCTGGGAGGGTCGGTGAAGGCCAGGGTCGCAGGAGCTGCGATCGTGGTGGCGTTTGCCGATGTCGTGAGCGGGTCGGTCACTGCCGCGCCGAGCGTGGTCGCATCGGGGGCGAAGACGATCAGATCGCAAAGCCCCGTGGTCTTCACTTCGACGATCTGCGCGGGCCACGGACCCAGGCCGTTGGCCGTGACCTCAACCGCCGTGGGGCTGTACGCGACGAATGCTCCTACTCGGATTCGGGCTCTGCTCGGCATGTTCTATCCTCCATGACCAGCAGCACACGAAAGCGCGGGCTCGGTCGGTAGCGCATCGTACAGGCGTCTCGCGAGCCTGGCCACGATACGTGCATCCCGCAGCCGCAGCACGTGTCCTCCCAGTCAAGAACGTGCGACGCGTGCACGGCCCTATCGCTCCAGTGCTTGCCGGTTGCCCCGCTGCCGTCACTCACGGAGCGACTATCTACCTCGGGTCCGATAGCTTACGCAAGGCTTGAGCATGCCCGTCTCGTAGGTGCGCAGCTCGCCATTGGGCATCACGACGTGAGCGCAGCAGCCGCCTTCGCAGATCTCGGCGACCTCGACCTCGACCGTGCCGTGTCTGAAGTACCCATCAAAGCCCGTCGTCACGAACGTCGAGGGCGAATCCTCGTCGCGGAATATCGCCACCCTCACACGCCAGCGCGAGCCCACTGCCACGGCCAGCACGAGCGAGGCGGCGGGGGCATCGGCGAACTCGGGCATGCCGCAGGCGACGACCTGCTCGTAGTGCACTTCCTTGCGAGGCTTCGCGCGGGCTGAGACCCGCTTGCCGATGTCCTTGCGGGCCTGCGGGGCCAGCTCTTCGAGCACAGCGCCCAAGGTCGAGCCCTCGGGAGGGGGCCAGGGCGCGGCTCCCATGACCGCGAGGCGGCGCGTGGCCAGGTCGACGACGTTGGACCCAGGCTTACGGGGCCGGGCCTTAGAGGGGGGCTGAGGGGGCTTGCTGGGCATGGGGCTTTAGCGTCCGCTGGGCGTGGGGCTGAGGCAAGCGCGGTGCTCGCAGAAGCCGCACAGGCTGTCGTGGTCGTCGGCGCACGCCTCGCAAAGGGCGATCTCACACTTCTCGCAGCTCGCGGCCTCGCGCGGCTGCTGCTTGCCGCAGCGATCGCATTCACGTTCGGGAGGGACGGCTACGAGGTTCATCGGGCAGGTCTCCGGGCTCGGTTGGCTGAGGGACGCGGCTCTCGCGTAGGTCACCACAACGGCGCCCGGGCTGCCAATGCGCTCGGCCGCGTGCCTCTTGCCGATGGCGATCAGCACCTTGCGGCCTCTTCGCTTCGATTCGCAGCCGCAGTGGGCGCGCGTGGCAAGGGCAGCTCGATGCGCGTAGGTCACGGGGCCTCGCGGAAAGAGCGCAGCAAGCGCGAGCAGTACGCGCCTTCCGCTCCTCGGGCTTCAGCTCCTCGAGACGCTTCATCACGTAGAAGAACACCTCGCACGGGGTTAGCGGGTGCCTTCTGCTGCCATGAACTCGACCGAGCGCTTTGGCTCCCTCTTCGCCAGGATGCATGGGGCGCTCTTGTCGAGGAAAGCGTTGCGGCCGCGCGCGGCCGCAGCATCATGCGAGTCATGCGCGGCTCCTTCGAGGATCTTCACATCGCCATCGGTCTCGATACCCTCGATCGGGTCTGCAATGGATTTTGGGCTATCCGATTCTAGACTATCGGATTCGATCCGCAACGGGGCCTGCTTGCTGGCCGGCAGTGCGCTCCATGGTCGACTGCCCGAACCCTTCGCTCGCCCACGCCTCGTACAGCTCTTGGGCCATGCTGCAGCTCGCTCTCGAACCTGTCATCGCCCGCTCATCTTCAGCTCTGCCGAAGTTCATGTGCCCTCGCTCTCCGTCTTCCGCTGCGCGGAGGCGAGCGCGAGCAGGCGGCGCAGCACGCGCGCGGGCATGGTGACGATCGCCTCATCGTAGTTCACGATGGATGTGCCCTCCTTCATCTTTCGCTCGCACGCCTCCAGAAACTTCGCGTCATCTTCGCTCATCTCTCGCTCTGCCCTTGCCGCCACATGCGCCTTGAACATCGCGCGCTCTAGCACGGGCCACTGCGTGCTGCGCGCTCGGACTCGCTCGTCCCAGCCACTTCATATTTCCCATCCTCGCCTCGCAGCCGCTGAGCTAGCGCGCCCTCTGACCTCGCTCCTCGCTTCGAATGCAGGCGCGTAGCACATCACGCCATGCGGCCGCCCTCACTCTCGCGACTGCCGCGGCCGCCAGGAGCACGGTGACCCCCGGATGGAGCGGTTGCTCGGCGAGCAGCGCGCGCGCCCTTTGGCGCAGCGACACGTCCGAGTCGAGCGCCTCCATCTCCGCGCTCGCCCAGGACGTCGTCTGCGGATGCCTCGCGGCCTCGTCCCAGACCGACGCGATCGCCGCCCACGTGTCGTACACCTGGGCCATGTGCGTGGCCCTTCCCCATTCCGCCTCCGTCAGGGCAACGGCGCCAAGGAATGGGCCATTCGCGAGGGCGGACATCGCCTCGCTCGCTGCCGCTCCGCATCGCCGCGCCCTGGCCTCCTCCGCACGGCATGTCGCGCTCCACTCCGCGGTTCCTTCGTCGCTCACTTCGGCTCTGCTTGCCGGTGCGGGTTGAGCGCATTGGCTCGCTTGGCGTAGAACGAGGCCTCTTCGAGCTTGCTGCACGCGATGGCCATCTCGCGGCCTTCCTTGCCCACGTACTGCTCAAGCGTGTCCAGCAGATTGCTGAAGGCCTTGCTCACGAACTCGGCGACCTGGATCCCCTCCTCGTTCAGCAGGTGCACTTCGAACTCTCTGCGGATGCGGGTATCGGTCATGACTTTTTCCTCTTCGTCTTCGTCTTCGTCTTCGTCTTCGTCTTGGGCTTGGGCTTGGGCTTGGGCTTGGGCTTCTTGTGCGGTCTATCGGGAGGCAAGTTGGTCTCCGCGTTCGCGTAGGCGTCCTTGCCATGGCTTGCCCGAGCTGGACATGGACCCCCTTGCCTTTCGCCGCGGCGTGCCGACCACGCGTCAGGAAGATCTCCACGTGGCAGCTCGGGGTACTCACCACCGTCCTCGGAGCAGACGTCGGTGATCACGATCCTCTCGACGTCGCCCAGCTCGTAAAGGAGCGACTCGATCGCGTCCCAGATCCCAGGGTTGACGTCTTTGGTGGCCATCCCCTGCTCTACGCGATAGTCAGCAGTCGCGCAGCGCTCGTCGCCGTCGCCGTCGTGGCGCTGCGAGCCATCGACGCCTAAGGCGCGCGAAAAGGAGGCGCACGCTAGACCAACTGCGATCTAGCGTGCGCTCCGAGGAAAACGCACAGGGATCCTATCAGCCTTTTCCGTAGCGCGCAAGGAACCGCGCGTGGCACCTGCGCCCAGGTCATCCGGTCACCACGCCGTGGATGCGCTCCTGCCTGATGATGAAGTAGTCGCCTGCACGCGGTACGGGGCTGCCCACCATCTCCTGGCCGAGCACCCAATCGATGCCTGAGCCGTCGAACTGGACCACGTCGCCCGGTCTCACGCCTGGAGGGACGCGCACGCTGCCCCGCCAGCCTCCGAGGCCCACCTTGACCACCTCAGCCCGCGTGAGCCTTCCCTCATAGCCCAGGGGCACCAGGACGCTTCCGATACTTGATGGATTGGGTAGCGCTCGGCAAAGGACTCGATCGGCGATAGGCGTGATGTTGGCGTCCACGTGCTTCTCCTCGGTTCGGCAAACGCTGCCGGTTCATTCGGGCAGCTGCAAGGGTTCCCCCTCGCGAGGCACGAACGCCCGCCTGACGTCGAGCATGGCGTCCCGCAGCGCGATGATGCGGTGCCTCTTGTCCTTGAGGAAAGGCACCTCGATGGTCGTCTCCTCGTCGCGGCTCGGGCGGAACGTCAGGTGCGTCGCGGTCGCGGTCGGGTCGTAGCCGGTCGCCCTACGGATGAAGTCGGCGAGGGCCGCTTCTTCGCTCGTCCAGGGCGTCGCCAGTCGCACCACGCCGGGCCGATAGGGCAGGGCGCCTACGCGCTCGTCGACCACCACGCTCCGCGCCAGGCGCTGAGCCTCCTGCTCGAGGGCGACTACGCGCGCTTCGAGCTTGGCGATATGCTCGTGCGCTTCCACATCTGTTGCTCGAATCGCTCCGCCGTCCATGCGCTTTCTCCCTGCTGAATGCCCCTGCAGTTCCATCGCGTAGCCTCCCAGCTCTTTTGGCTAGGCAGTTCTACTCGATAGTCGGGCCAGGGCTAGCTGTAGATGCCGACGAACTTGCGCGCCACAGCGAGCGAGCCCGTCCTCGTGAGCACGTGGCCTGCGATCCGGTCAGTCCACGTAGAGCCCGCGTCTTCGCCCTCCCAGTGGAAGTCGGCCCCTGCAAAGGCGCGACTGCCCTTGGCCGCAACGACGGCATCCCACGCGGCGACCTCGGCTGCTGAGAGCGCGACGTCGTCGGCAAATCCCATCGAGACCAGCTCGAACTCATCGGTCACACTCGCCGAAGCTGAGGCGAGCAGGAATGCCTCCGCCACGGGAGGGTTGTACCCAGTAACCCCTGCGGGGACGCTCAGCGTGCCTTGGTTATCGGTCTTCACGAGCACGCCGTTGAGATACATGTACACGACTCCGTTGTCGTAGACGACGACAGTCCTTTGAATCGCGTTCTGCGTGATCAGCGGGAAGGCGTCAGTAGCAAGCGTGGTGGTATCGGCGCGGCCGATCGCGGTGCCGAAGCGAACCGAGCTACCTGGAACAGCAGCGTTGTCTCTGACCCTCGCCAAAAACCCTGTCCTGGTGGTGGAGGTGAGGGTGGTCCCGCGCGCCGCCGAGTAGTTCCTCACCATGCTCGTAGCTGCTGCCGTCGTCTTTCGCCACACGAGCGCAGCCGTGAAGTAGGCGCTGCCCGTGGGTCTGCCTGCGAGCGAGCTGCTGTAGGTGTTCGCGCTCGAGATGAGGGCAACAGCAGCAACGTAGTTCGCGGGATTCTCGATACCCGTCAGCGCGCCGTACTTGCCCTTGAGCACGGCGCGGATCGTGTTGATCTGCGTAGGCGTGATGGCCGCCGCGCTGTTCCACAAAACGACAGTGCCGATGACCCCGCGCAACGCATGGTTCACCGTGACGTTGGTCTCGGCGCCGATACGCGTCCCGTTGACTGCTGTGATGTTTGTGACTGCCGTGAGCGCGCCCGGGCTGGCCGTATTGTCTACGCCGTCCCAGCGATTCATCAGCTGGGACTGGTGGAGCCTGCACTCCTGCACGTGAAGGCCCGTCTCCGAGAGGACGTTGTTGGTCTGCGTTTCAGTGTTCGTCACGCCCGTGACGGTGTTTGTGACCGATAGAGAGCCTGCGTTGTTGCGTTGCGTGCCCAGGATGAACTTCGAGCCCCCGACGTCAGAAATGATCGCGGGCCTGCCGCTTGCGCTCGAATCCACGTCGAAGGCGCGCCAGTCGGCCACCATCCAAGCGATGACGTTCGTGGGGTTGGCCCCCACGAGATCCTGCATATGCACAGTGGTCGCGCGAAGGAACTTATCCTGCGTCGAAGGATCGGCAGGGTTATCGAAGTCGACTGCGGCCCAGCCCGCAAGCGTGCCCGTCGCCGGGCGGTTTGCTCCCGTGTGCGAGTAGACCGCCGCCACTGCGCCTTGATTGGTCCATGAGTCGACCCTACCTGCAGAGGACGCGATGGCGCTCTCGTCCAGGCGCAGGACAACCTGCGAGGCGTACTGGCTCCATGAAAAGCTCACGCTGTTCGAGCTGATCGTGGAGGCGGCGCTGGTGCCGTTGGTGCCGATCCCGTAGACCGCGCACGTGAGTGGAGGAAAGCCGCTCGCATCGGCGAAGAGCGCCTCGGTGGCTATCGAGCCTATGCCCCCAAGCTCACTGCCCAGGAGCTGGTAGGTGAGCCCCACCGCGCCTGGAATCAGCACCCCTCGGATGTGCCACTGCCCATGGAACTCGGATGCGTCGACCCAGATCCCCGGGTCGACCGTTGCGATCGCTCCCACCTCGTAGGTGGGTATCGAAACCGTCGGCGCGACGAGGTTGGTAGGCAAGGGAGCCAGGAGGCGGATATCCCCTCGCTGCATCCCGAGCAGACGTAGTGCCCTCAGCCTCACGGAAGGCGAGCCCCGGCGAGAACTACCTCATCTGCATCGACGGCCTTGGCCAGCGCGTCGGTCGCCACGACTTTGACGTCGATGGTAACGGTCCGCTCCTCGACAGAGTCGTAGATCTCCACCTGCTTGAGCGTATCGGGCACGCCTGCGTACCACTTGCCGTCCTTGCCCTCGTAGGGCTCGATCGGGTCTTCTGCTCGCGCGCGGAAGCTCACGTCGGTGAGCCACAGGTCGAGCATGCGCGTGGCCCACTCGGGCTTGCCCGTCGCCTGCTCGATCGCGTAGTCACGCGCCCAGTTCAGGGTGCGCTGCCGCATCTCGGCCACGGTCCAATACCGCGTGAACGTCTTGCCTTCGTGCTCGCGAGCGTAGGCATCGGCCCCCTCACGCGTCGCAAACTCGCGCACGAGCACAACGGCGGTGGACTCTTTCATTCGAACACCCGCTTGAAGATGCGCTTGAGTGGCGCGCCCACCATCGACAGGACGTTGCCCGCGATGCGATCGGTCCAGTTCACCCCCGCAACGATGTCTTCCGCCTCATAGTGGTGTGTTGCTCCGGTGAAGCTGCGCGAGCCGCCAGCTACGACGACTGCGTCCCACGCTGCGACCTGCGCAGCGCTCATGGCCGTCGAGTTGGCTAGCGCCATCGAGACAAGCTCGAACTCGTCATTTAGCACGGCCGATCCTTGGAGGAAGAACGACTCGGATGTTGGCGCTGTGAAGCCTACGCAGGCTGCTCCTGTCGACATCAGCGCGCCGTTTCGATACACCGAAAGCACGTCTGCATCGAGCACCAGGACGACTCGCTGGAGCAGGTTCTGTGTCGGCGAGAACGTGTTGGGTTCGGCTACGTTTGCGAGCGCTGCGTTGACGACTACACCTTGAGCCCGCGCCGTCACACCGTCGAGCATCGGGTAGAAAACCCAACCGCGAGTGGCTGTCGTCCATCGACGGATCCGATACTCGCGCACGAGGTTCGCCGTCGTGCGATTGCGGCAGACTGCCGCAATCGTCATTGACGTGGACCCAGTGGGCCTGGTCGCAGTCGCGCTGTTGAAACTGTTGGCACTCGAGATCTGCGCGATCGATGTGATGTAGAGTGAGGGATCTTCGACGCCAGTCGTGACGTTGTACTTGCCCGCGACCATCGCGCGGATCGTGTTCAGTTGCGTGGCAGTCAGCGGGGTTGAGGAGACTGCGGCGAGCAGCATGGCCGTTGCCCCGTTGAACCAGGCAGCCGGAGAGGAGGCGTAGGTCGCGCCGATCTGTGTACCGAGCGCCCCGCCGATCGTACTGATGGCAGGTATCGAGGCGACCGTTGCTGCGGGGATGTTCACACCATCCCAGCGCCCGACGATTTCGCCCCCTGAGAACGCCGCCTCTTGTACGTGGATACCCGTCTCGCCCGCCGTGGCCTGCGTCGAAGAGACGTACGAGCCTCCGTTGAGGGTGCACTGCGCCGTGAACACACCTGCGTTGTCTTGCTGGTTGAGCCCCGCGAAGCTCCCCGAGCCTACGTTCTGAAGCCACCCGGGGCGGAAGCCCACGGTTGCGACGGCGCTGAACTCGTCCCATTCGGATACCTGCCACATGTACAAGTTCGTGGGGTTGGTCCCGATAATGGCCTGCGTGTTAACGGACCCTACAACCATCCGATCGTCCGAGCCGTCGAAGTCAGGAGCGACCCAGCCATTGATCGTGCGGCCCGATACGGGGCGAACAGCACCCGCCGCAGTGAATGTCGCTGCCACCGACCCCTGGCTGGCCCAGGAGTCCAGGCTCGCGCCCGTGTACGTCTGCCCCCGCTCGTCCATGATGAACGGGATCACCGCGCTGTACTGGCTCCACGCGCACGACAGGCTGTTCGATGTCGCGACCCATGCGCTCGTGCCTCCAAGTCCGGTCGCACGCACCTCCGCAGTCAGCGGAGGGCCGATGCCCGTAGCATCGCCGAAGAGCGTCGCCGTGAGCGCGGGGCCGGTTCCGCCAAGGTCTGCGCCGAGGAGCTGGTAGGTGACTGCCGATGCGCCCGCGATGAGCACAGCGCGGGAGTAGTACCGATACTCGTAGCTCGTCGCGTTGAGCCACGTGCCCGGATTGACGGTGGCGGTCTGGCCGACTTCGTAGAGCCCTGGCAGCGAGATGGAAGGTGCGACTGTGTTGGCCGGAGGAGGCGTGGACTTGCCCACTCCCATCCCGAGCAGACGTAGTGCACGAAGCCTCATGAGGGCTTCAGGTCAGCTCGGTGATGTAGAGGACGCAGTCGACGCCTGCACGGATCGCGGCGAGGATCGTCTTCTCAGGCACCGTGAACTCGAGGCGCTCGCCGTCGTTGATCCGGTGCATGAGCCCCGTCGCCGGCAGCGCCGCGCCCTGCGCGTGCGTGTAGAACGCCGCGCCTCCCACGCACGAAATCGATACGCGAGTGCACGTCGTCGTCAGAGCGACGCTTGCGCTGGCGACGCCCACGTTGACCAGCCGCGGCGTACCTGGCGTGCCGAGCGGCTCGGTAGGCCGGCGGGACGGGGTACGCCTGTTGTGGAGGATCGTAGTGGGGGCCGTCGGCATTGGGTCCGACGGTACACGACCCCCTGAGCCAGGCCAACCTCGGGGCTAGGGGTCGTCGATCACCGCGGTCGCATGGGGTCCGGGGTGGCCGACGGGCCACTCGCACGGCGCGTGCGGCGTCCACTCGCCGCACTGGCGCTCGTCGAGCACGCGCTCGCCGACGGTGCCGCACTCCGGACATGGCTCGCCGTCGGCTGCGCGCACAGGTCCGCCGACGCGCCAGCAGTAGCGGCGAGGCGCGCTCACGGCTCCTGCGCCAGCGTCAAGAATCTCTGCCGCGGCCTCACGGACACCAGGGCTTGCGTCGTCCGCGGCGAGCCTACGTAGCGTCGCGTCGATGGCGCTGTCGCGATGGTAGGAGAGCCCATAGATAGCGC